CGTTTGCGCCAGCGGCAGTTAGTCTTTCTATCTCATCCCATACATGGTCGAAACCAATGAAACGAGAGTGGGGGAACGAAAACACTTTTGTTCGTGTATTAACCATTGCTATCTCCTTTTCTTAAAGCAAGATTGTTGTCTAGTTACCGGACAATTCCGCGTAACCACCGTTATTTATACAAGTTTTTTTGTATAAACTACGATATTTTTAATGATTTGAAACGAGTCTATTGACTTCTGTATCTTCATCTTTTAATGTTATAAAAAATCTACAGTTAAATAAATTTTCTTCATACTGTAAACCATGTATTTGCATATTGTTTATCAAATAAACACCATCTAGGATATAAGAACCATAAAGTTCTAATGATGGATTACCTTCTTTATCTTCATACCAATACAGACGCAAAGGTTCTTCTCTTCGTGCAAACTCATCACTTTTTGTTGCAGGATTTGCTTCAGGGTCAAAAGATGTTTCCATTGCAAGGGCATCTTTATTCATTTTATAGAAATTGGTTACACATCCACCGTTATTGTACATTGGTGCTATTAGTTTGAATTTATAAGAACCACCATCAGTATGAGCAACGTTTGGGACCTTAGCGGGAAAACTTAAAGCACCCCAATCATCAATGTTTAGATTAAGTGGTGCAAGAGCTTCCGAGACAATTGGAAGACTCTCTTCCATAGGAAACTCTGAATGAGCATAACTAATAGCATCATAAACTTCATGATTAAATTTATCTTCTGGAAAGAAGTTTTGTAACTCTTTCAGCATTTCCTCTGTAAAAGGAACAGATAATTTATAATAATACAAATCGTTTATATTTTCCATTATTCACAAATACCTTCGTATCCACAACGATAAGCAGCACGTTTTTTAGCTTCCAATTCTTCTCGTTGACGCCGAGCAACACCTTCCATGTATGCACGTTCTACTTCAAGTTTTTCTTTTTCGAAATGTGAATTATACACATCTTTGTCATTCTTTCGTTTATAATGGTCAGCAATTTTATCGACCACTAAGATGCCACCAAGAACAGCTAAAACGTTTTTTTCTTTTTCACCAAGTGCAGAAGCAGATGACGCATACATTAAAGATGATAACACAATAGCAAATATTAGTAATTTTTTCATATTAATTCCTCAATTGTTATACAATTATATATCGGAATATGTTTTATGTCAAGCAAAAAAGGGGACTGTAAGTCCCCAATCATTCAGGTGCCGTTTATTATTATTATGATTCCAGTTTTTGGATTAACACAGCTTTAGTGTCATTAGCTTTTACATCAATCCCCTGCTTTGCACAAAGGTCCTTGAGTTCTGCTTTTTTCAAAGTTGTCAAATCAACTTTTGGTTTAGCTTTCGTTTTCTTTGATAATGTTTTTTTCTCAGCCGGTGAAGGTTCTTCAACAACTGGTGGTTTTTTTGGCCAAACAATATACGCAACCAACCCACCAAAAAGAAGAAGTGCAACAAGTACAATCAAATTTTCCATGTCAATTATTTCCTATATTATATTTTGTAGTTAGTTTCCATTCATCCTTTTCTTTGAAAGAAAGGATTTTTATCTGTGATAACGGAACCTTTAGTTCCTCTATCTTAGATTCATCTACTATATTAATCAAGTTCCACTGCCTGAGTAAATCTACAATACTATTTCGCCTTCCGATATCGTTTTCATCAATATTAGTTGGTTTACCATCCAGTTGAAACAGTTCTTTAAAATGAACTATGTAATACTTACCTTTTTTATGTAAAATGTGACAAGATTGAAACAACTCTTTATCTTTTCTTGAGGCAACACCAATTCTACTTAGTGTCTCTCTAATCTTTAGAAAATCAGATTGTTCTTCAAAAGTAACTTCAACTAGTTTCTCCACCAGTGATGTTTGGTCTTCGTACATTACTACCACCTATCTCCATTCTTTCTCTCAATACCTCAATCTGATTAGCAGTCAGTAAACTGAAGTACTCCTTAGATTTACTGGTGGAGACATTGTAATATTTAGATACTATATCCACCTGTTCATTCTCTTGAGGCTTCTCCCAATTTGAGAACCTCTTTCGTTTTCTAAGGATATTTAGAAAAAATAGATACTGAAGGCGATTTTCTGTGTCAAACCTTGTATTCATCTCGTTTGTGAAGTAAATGGAATCCTCATGATATGACAAAGCACGATTGGTCAAGTATGGCGAATAGGAGTTTTCATCCTGTTCATCCAACATGATGTCTTCTTTATCATAAGATACCGACTTAACGTAATCAAAAGGATTCTTTTTCATTTCTTAAACTTGCACTCTTTCATCAATTCGGTCAAACATGCAACAAAGTTTACTTCGGCATCCATCGCAAAAGCAGATTTGTATTGATAATCTGCAATAACAATCACCGCAGCAGGTAGTGAAGAAGGTTCGAGTCTTTCTTCGAGAGAATCAAACACTTTGCGAAAAAGTGTATTGAAATCATTGTCGGAGTTTTGTCCAACCCATTTCCTCATTTGAGTCCAGTTTCTAGATTCCAACATATCAATAAGTGGAGTCAATTTTTCTTCAGAAAGGGTGGATAAAAGTCCAGAGTCGATACTCCCAGATACACCGTACCGTTGTACTTCATTAAGACAACGACGCATATCGGGGAAGAACTTCATTACCAATTCAGCAAGAACTCTCTCATCATATGAGATAGATTCCTTATCACAAATCTCTGTGATGCGTTTAAGGAGTTTTCCTGCAATCTTAGGTTTATCCTTGGGGGGAATGGAAAAATCGATTACAGTGCACCTAGAGTGCAATGGCGGTATGATTCGATTCTTATAGTTACAAGTGAAAATAAACCTACAGTTGGAACTAAACTCTTCAATAAAGTTTCGAAGAGCAGGTTGTACAGAGTCAGCTGATATGTAATCAGCTTCATCTAAAATAACGACTTTAGTGTCTCCGGTAAGAGACATGGTTGATGCGAAGTTTTTAATTTTGGTTCGTAGGGTATCAATCAATCTACCCTCATCGGAACCGTTAATCACAATGTAATCAGCATCAAGTTCATGACATAGTGCTTTTGCAACTGTAGTCTTACCGATACCAGCAGAACCACAGAGCATAAGATTTGGAATCTCACCATTCTTTACGAATTGGTGAAATGTATTTTTAATATCGTCCGGTAAAATTGTGTCTTCGATTGTCTTTGGACGATACTTTTCAACAAGTAAAAACTCTTCCATAATATATTCTAACTCCGAAAATGGAGCGGGTACCGAGAGTCGAACTCAGGACTAAACCTTGGCAAGGTTTTATTTTACCACTAAACTATACCCGCAAAAAGCAAAGACCCCACCATCTTTGCGTACATGGACCAACCTAATTTTAGAGAGAGTGAGAAACGGTCCATTCCCTGATATTGACGGACTAGGGCAATATCAACCAAACTTGGAGTCCGGTTCAAGTGCAATAAAATACTGTACACTATGTTCAGACGATTCAAAGTGAGAGATACCAACAGAAGCAACACTCACTGTGTACGTGGCAGGTAGAATCTTCAAATTCTCAATTTTGAAATTGAAAGAGAAATCCGATGAATCTTTCAAATTTTCTGTGATAACTTTTCTACTGAAAGAATTAGATGTTGGGTTCTTCTTATCTCGTACAACTAAGTAAACATCATCACTAGACTTCTCTAATACCAAATCAGTTACACCCAAAACACTGGAAGCTTTCTGCATCTCTACTAACGTGTCTTCTTCAAGTGTAAACGTGACCTCACAATCAGGCATTGTAATCATCTTTTCTGGTGTTACTACCATACCTTCACTTGCATAGTGATACTTCATCGAAGCACTCGTATCGGAGATAACTACAGAACTATCACCAAAGTTAAAATCTGGTGTTTCCATTAAGGATGTTGCACCTAGAAACTCAGACAGATTATAGATACTGAAAGTCACTGGAAAATCCTCAGAGACATCAGCCACCGCAAGAATGTTTTTCATGTTTGAAATAGTTTTCAAACGATTACCTTCTTCAACTTTAATACCAGAGTTGATGGTAGAAAAGTTTTTAAGGATTGATTTTGTTGAATTGCTTATTTTCATGCACTCACCTCATTATCAGTTTCAATCTCATTATTGTACCCGAAGTTTACATCACTGTCAATCTTAGAATACAAATCCAAGATAGAATTTTTTGTTTCTTCATCAAAACGTGTCACACACATTGTAATCGATTTCATGCGGTCACCAAACATTCGAAAGGCTTTCACAATATGAACCAATCGTCGAGTGGTGATAACATCATCAATACCACCATCATTGTATGTCTTTCGAATAACATCCGCCCATTGTACAAGTTTTTCAATAAACTCAACATCAGCATCACCAGTCAACTGCATTTCTTTGGTGAGAATTTTTTTCTCGGCGGTGACATTGGGATACATCTGTTCAAGTGAAATTGCAAAACGTTCTAACATTGCTTCGTTCATGATTTGAGTACCAATGAACCTACCATCATCAGAACCTTGACCCTTAGTGTTAGCAGTCGCAATGATTGTGAATCCATCCTTGGGTTCAACAAACTCACCAGTCTTTTTAATAAAATAACCTTTACCTTCAAGGATAGACTGTAAACACATGAGTTTGTTTGAACCCAAATCCACCTCATCAAGAAGCAAAACAGAACCAGTACGCATTGCACGTAATACCGGACCTTCACGGAACGACATATTACCATCAATTAAAGTATGACCACCAATCAGGTCATCTTCATCAGTCTCAATTGTGATATTTACACGTATCATCTCACGCTTGAGTTTTGCACAAATCTGTTCGACCATCAACGTTTTACCATTACCCGAAAGACCAGTAATGAAAACGGGGAAGAACATATCAGACTGGACAATCATTTTTAAATCATTGTAATGTCCGAAAGGAACATAGTTTGGCATTACTTCAGGTACAGATTGCATTGTCTCCTCAACGGGTTTGAATGGAACAACATTAGTTGCAACATTAGTTGTTGGTTCTGGTAGAATGGTAGACAAGTTGAAAATAACCTTGCCCTTTTCTTTTTCTTTGAAAGAATACCTTTTAGTATTACTCATCCAATATGGGACAGAGCCCAAAGATTGTTTGAGTTCTTTGCGGGTAAATCGTGTTTGACCAGGAAAGTCTCGGGTCAGTGTTTCAATAACTCCCATACGTCCTTTAGTCATACGGAATACTTGTACATCACTCATATTAAAGTCCTTTTTTTCTCACTCAACTTATATAATGATCTCAGAAAATATCTAATTTGTCAAGCCCCCAACTGAAAATAATTTTCAATATTTTCTGTTGAAACTTTAGAATCAATGACAATACCAAATCGTTTACTATTCTTTGGAATAGTAATTTTGGAATAGACATAAGACGGCCAAAAAACAATTGTGCCAGGATTCATTCTAATTATTCTATTGTCTTTTGGTGTGAATGGATTAGATAAATACAAATCAACAGGCCCACCGTCAAATTGTAAATATCCATCAAAGAATGTTTCAGGTGTTAATGGTTCATACTCTTCCTTAAATGTTAGAGCATTGTCACCTTCAAAATATGATTTACAATACAAGTCTCCATTCAAACAAAAGTCTTTGAACTGGTCTAATATCAAATTCCTAATCTTTGGCACAAAAGAGAACTGGTCCCAATCAAAAATATTGTATCTATCTTGTACTTCAGATAAAAACATAATCTCCTCTTCCCTTTGGTCATTTCTAGTAGTCATCCGAGAAACATTGATTATATATTTGTGGTAATCGTTAAATGTTTTTACCACCTCATTCAATTCACCATCGTTTAAGAAGTTTTCAAAAAGAAAACAATTCGATTCAAAAGATAAAGACACAACACTATTTGGTTGTTCTTTTTGTGAAAAGAGTTCAACTTTCATCTTTAATTTCCCTAATCAATCGTTTCACATCACTCTCAATTGTTTTCGTTGTGAAACATTCAAACGTGTATTCAATGCCATCATAAACCATTTCACCAATTGTCTTTTTGACTTTAGTGAATGACCCATTGTTGACCCAGTATCGGAAAGATTTACAATCAGTAACATCATTCGCACACATGGAAATATTACTACAATTATACTTCTCACATGGAGTCGGTCCAACAGCAATCAAAGCATCAGCAAATTTATCGTTCATTTTAATTTCCTTTTAAATTTATGTCAAGCAATTTCTTTGATAAATTCGTTCGCGAGAAACCTAGAAGAAATCTTACTCTTTTGGTTCTTCAAAAACGCACTACCAATTTTACGCACTGTCGCCTCTTTTAATTCTTCATCAAGGTAGTCATCACCTTGAGTTCCCAATGATGAAGTCTTACAGACAAACAATTTGTTATACCCACGAGTGTCATAAACTTTACCAGTTTTAGAAACCTCTTTCCAATCATTCTCCCCAATTTCAAGATTAGCATGAAATATAAGTGTTTGAAATTCTCTTCTATTTTTAACACAAAAGTAACCAGTTACGGTAAACCCAGTCTCAGCAGAAATCCAATGCAGAAGATTTTGAGTCACCTGGAAACTTCCAGCATACCGATATGACATATCACCAAGTCGGTATACTTTACGTGAGTATGGGTCTCTCATATAACGTTCAACCCCGCGGTATCTATTCCATCGATTGGATGGGGCATCAGTCTCGGCCATTTGATTTTCTACTTCGGCCCTCTCTTCATTACTGATATCCAAATCATCACAACTATGAGAGTATCCATCGGTCAGTATAGTTAACACGCACTTTTCAAGTGCATACATCTTTCGGAAGTTTGGTAGGTACGTTCTTAAAACAATCAAGTTGTCATCTAAAGGAGTACCACCTAAATTATATTGCTTTGGGAAAAGATGGAAATTGAAGTAAATATACCCATCCGTAAGCGAATGGTCAGTTTCAAATGTCTTGTTATACTCTTCTAAACCTTTAGTAAAACGTCCAGCAGTTAAGTTACGTGTAAAGTAAGAATACCACAAACAGGCAACATTGTACATCATTTCGTTGTGGTCTCTGTTAGACATTTCATTACTGAAAATTTCCAGAAGAGAACCTCTACCAACACACCATTCATCCATATAGTCTGAGAATAAAAAGATACGATATGGAATGTTTGTTTTTCTACAGAAGTCAACCAGAATCAAAGCCTGTTCAATCATATCAGGTACAGAGGACACAATCGAAGATGACCAGTCTAACAAAACTACAACCCCATGATTTTTACCATCAGGTAGTATGGTTGTTCTTTTAAAGATATCATCGACAATTTTATATTTTGCTAATCGATTCGTATCCAGTTTACCAGTCTTCGAAGTAATCGCTTTACTGAATCGATGTGCAGTCTGTTGCATCTCAAACTCACGAACCATATGATTAACAATCTTCTTGTTCTTATTAGAAAGAATCTTGATAGACTTTTTGATTAAATCGTCATGTTTTTCATACTCTACATTTCTATCATTTCTCCAATCCTCAAGAACTTTTTTGAAAGTGACAATTTTATTTTTGTAGTGGCCATTCTTCTCGAAGATTGGTAGCAAATCGATTTCAGTACGCATATTCGCTTCTTCATCGATAAAGGAAGTTTCGTTTTTGTGAGAGAAGTGGTCAGTTACAGATTCTCGGGCACCTTCTTCAGAAGCAACTTCTTCTTCATCGTCATCAGTCTCGTCACCAATTTCCTGAGTCTCCATTTCTTCCTCAGTTTCATCACCGTCTTCTGAGGTATCACCATACTCTTCATTGAATTCATCTGTTTCAATTTCATCACCAGAATCATCAATTTGTTCTAGTGTCTTTTCATAAGACACAATCTCATCTTCATCAGTACGTGTTTCCTTTTCCTTTGAGTATTCAAAGATTGCAGTTGCACACTCAACAACATCTTCCCATGTCTCACAGCTTTCAGCCATGTCCAAGAACTTTTGTTCTTCATTAGACATTGAAATAAGAACACGTGAACCGCACTTGGTAATCAAATTGATTTTATCAATAAGTGAAATTTTATCAAGGTTTTTACCATCAACACCAAAGAAATTTATTTCCATGAGTTCATTGTAAGCAGTATGAAACGAACGCTTCAAACCCTGATATCGATTCTTAATATCACGTTCGATACGTACATCTTCAATAACGTTTAAATAACCTTTAAGAGAAGCATTTTCTGTAACGGTGGAATGTAAACCTTCGTATGGAGTGTTGAGTGCATGGCCAACTTCATGACCCATAAACAAGTCATACAACTCTGGAGATATATCATCTTTTAGGATAGGACAGCATAAAACACGATTTTCTAAATCAAAATATGCAGTTGGTACTTTTCTATGCACAACTGTGATATTTTCAGATGCCATCAGTTTGGCAAGAGTGTCTTTAGAATCTCTAATTGTTGTTTGGGTCATCTTTATTTCCTCTCAAGTATGTATATACTTTACCGCAGATGACCCATTTTGTCAAGTTTTTAAGTTATTGATTTTTAAGAAGAAATAAATTTTTTTTCATAAGTTGGTCGTTTGTTGAACACTTGTTTGTCCTCATCCTTTGCCATAGCATCCGGTGAAATTGGAGCATAAGTCGGATAAGGTTTTCCCTCTAGTTTCAATCTAAGTATATCTTCATCAACATTCGGGTCCAAATCTATTAATTGTGGGGAGCTTCTATTCAGTTCAGTTGTGAACCAGTATGATATTGTGTATCTGGCTTTACGTCTAATTTTTTTAACACCATGTTGATGATACATACCTTGGAATATCACACCAGAACCAGTTTCGGGCTGATATACTGTTTCTTCTGAACCATCTGGACCAGGATACTCTATGAAACTTTCACCACCTCTAAAGTCATCATTCAAATAAAATATACAAGTCCATTGTCTAGACCTAACCCAAGGTAAGTATCCCTCAGCTTCTAGTCTCAATTCTTGAGTAGAAGTAACATCAGTATGGGGTTCCTGATATGAACCAACATGCCATTCGTTTATGGAAGTCATTTCAGGGAAAACTAATTCATCACTTCCTTTGCGAATAGTTCCTATTGCATCATAAATTGGTTTCCACAATAAATCTCTTATTCTCAAATTTGCGATTTGAGTCATTCTCATAGCATGATAAGAAACAATATCACCAACTGATAATTTGTGAGGATGAGATTTATGGAATCTAATAATCTCATCACATTCATCTTTAGTTAATGTATTTCTTATCCAAAGGGGTTCTATGGGTCTATCATCATTTAGGTTTGGATACATCCTATCCATATTTTCTTTTCTCTTTCTTCAATTTACTTTTAACAGCTCTCTGTAGTTTAAGTCTAGAAGCACGTGCAAGAAACAAAACCCCGTTTAGATTATCCATTTCATGTAGAACACAACGAGCAGCAACACCTGTTAAATCGAGTTCATGAGTTCCACCCTGAGTATCTTGATATTCAACAACAATGTGTTTCGGACGTTTTAAAGAAACGAAAAAGTCTGGTACCATGGCATCACCTTCTTTCATTACAACCATCTCTTTCGATACAGCTTTGAGTTGAGGATTGAACATCACAACAACACCTCTGTCTTGTGAGTTTAAAGCCAAACACCTAACATCATGCCCAATCTGATTAGCAGATAAACCAATGACATTAATCTTTTCTATAGTTTCGGTGAGTTCTTTTTCTAGAAGACTGGGGTCCATCTGTGGGTTTTCAAAATCAAAAAACAATGCTGGGGTAGCATTGAACATATTCTTATCTGTCATATTATCTTAGAGGGTACTTACCCCCACCTTTCACTCGTACATTGTCTATTCTAACGCCAAAAAATCTCAATAAAGCAGATGCAGCACGTTTACCTAATGAAACGATATAACTGAACGCACTACGAACACGAGACATAATTTTATCTAAAACTTTTTTAGCAGTGTTGGCAAGTTCACTCCCAATATTTCTTGCCATCTTTGATAGCTTAGAAAACATTGCAAACTCGTCTAGTTGTTGCATTTCTTCCATCAAGAGATTATCTTGTAACATTTCTTCTTGAATTATATCATGAAACGTTTCTTCTGCAAGAGCTTTCTTACTCAACTTTTTACTCCTCAGAGCAAGATAAGGTGCACTACCACTAGAGGATTTGAAAGACACATAAAAACTATTACCTCTTGCAAGTACTTTACCTGCACCCTCAGCAGAATCTAATTGAAGAATATCTGTAATGGCACCTGTATCACGAAACGTTACGATAGAATTTGCAACACCTTGTGATGACGTACCAAATTTCACACGTCCTGTCGCAGCTTCAAAACAAAAGTGTGACTTGAAAACATCATCACTAAACAACTTATTTAATTGTGAATTAATTTCATTTGCACCGAGGTTTGCATCGTCCAGTTCTTTAATTAAAGCAGCTTCAGAATCACTCAACTTACCTTTCTTTTGAAGACTCTGAACAGCATCAACCGTTTGTTTGGTACTCAACTTAACCATTTTTTCTTCTAATAAAGAAGTAATCTCTTTAATTTTTTTAGAACCAGTAGTAGAAGCACTATAGGTAGACATTGCAGCATTAACCGTTGCAATTGCCTCCTCTTTACCAGCAGACATCAACTGAGAACCACCTGATTTTTTAAGTGAAATGTGTTTGTTGCCGTCAATCAAATCAGTCTTAGGGGTCCTATTAGTGGCACCCCATTTTGACCAATCCCCCGTTATAGGCAGGACAGATGCACCCAGTTGTTTTAAATCATTAACCCCAAGTTTTTCCACAAAGTCTTTACCGAGTCGAACTGCCTGTTTCTCATGACCTTCCCAATACTTTTGTGCTCTATCCCACTCAGGACCATCTATGGGTAACTTATTATGTACTTTAACACCAACTGCAATCAGTGATTCCCAGTCTTCTCCAGACGGGTTTTTACCAGATAAAGTACTCAACCCATTCATGATTTTATCAACATTACCTACGGAAAATGATTTACCATAGGTATTTTTGAATGCAACTTGAATCTCTTTCCCTTCGGCTGAACCTTTTGCAACTCCTGTATCTTCGTACTTCTTGATAGTCTGAATCCATTCACTACTATCTTTTACCGGAGGTAATTTATAAGAAGCTGTATCTTTTGATGAATAAATCAGTTCACCTTCCACAGACCTTTTGATTATAGTATCAACATTGTTTCTTTTATAGATATCAGTAACGTCAATGTTACCTTCAATCAAAAAAGATTCAGTGAGGTCTTTGTTTAATTGTGTGAAAGATTTCATATCACTATTTATGTCAGTCTGCAATTCGTGAAAAATTCTTGTGCTTTTCAAACTTTAACACATTCTCAAATCTGTCATATAGCATATCACCTTTGTGGGAGATGATGAATGCGTTAGTCTCTGTTTCAATCGAACCCAATAGTTTCAAGAAGTCTTCAGTACCAGATACATCAAGAGACGAATCGAACACCTCATCGAGGATAAGAAGATTGGTACTCATACTATTCTTCATTCTAGCAATACTTCTCCAAGTGAACAACAAAGACAAATCAATTCTCATCTTCTCACCTTGTGAGAAATTGTCATACTTAAACACGTCTCTGAAACGAGATTTAATTGTCTCCTCAAACAATTCATTGAGTTCGAAACCAACGTAGAATTCTAGTTGTGCAAGATACTTGTTAATCAGTTTATTCATAACAGGCACATACTGCTTAACTATCTTCTCTTTAACACCTTGGTCTTTCAATAAGAGTTTTGCAATGTCGAGATAGTGTCCGTGTGTGGATAATGACTCTTTCTTTTTGTGTAATCGGTCTAAAATATCTTCAGCGTCATCAATTCTTCCTTGAACATCGTCATTCTGTCTTAGGTCTTTTTCTAATTCAGTTATTTCTGACAGCATCTTAGTTTTATACTTTTTATTTGTTTTAACTTCATTCATCAATTCATCCAATCGTCTCTTCTGTTCCGATAGAAGTTGTTCACGATTAGACATTTCTCGCAGAGTCTGTTCCAGTTTACTGAGTTCAGTGTTCAACACATGAATTTTTTTCGATACAGACTCAACCTTATGTTCACATAAATCTATCTGTTTTGTCTTCACATCATCTGATATTTCTTGACTGCATACAGAACAATGATCATTATCCACAAAAAATTGTTTATCTCTCTTTGAACGTGCGCGTTCAGACTCAAGATTTGACATTGAATGTTTAGCTTTATCAAATGTCTCTAGTATCTTACCCCTGCCACTAAGCGACTCTTCAGTTTTGGTGAGTTCACCAGCCTGGAACAACATTTTTTCTTCTAAGTCGTTGATGTATTTGTCGGTATCATCTACAGTCTTTTTATAACGTTTTACTTTCTCATCTCGATTCTGCTGTAGTGCTTTAAGTTGATTGTGTAGACCATGTATTCGTTCCTCAAGAAGCTCTATACCATGACGATTCTCATTAACATCATTAATATGATTAGTTACACGATGTCTCAAAATGTTTTGCATGGTACTAAAGATAGAAATGTCTAGTAAGTCTTCTACTAACTCTCGTCGGTCTTTGGCTTTCAATTGCATGAAGGGAACAAAGTTTGCAGAACCTAGAATGGCAACTTGAGTGAACGACCTATAGCTAGTTTTTAGAATATTTTTTTCAAGATATTCTTGATAATCGCGCACTGATGCGTCTTGTGCAACTAATTCTCCATCAACGTATATCTCAAACTTATTGGGTTTCATGCCCCGAATAACTTTGTATGATTTTAGTCCGATGGAAAACTCAATCTCTACGACCATTCCTTTGCCGTTGATTGAGTTAATTAGTAGTTCTTTTTTGAGATTACGAAACCCTTTACCATAAAGTGAAAAACATAAGGCGTCAAGTATCGTAGATTTACCTGCACCATTCTCACCCAAAATGAGAGTGTTCTGGTGTCTATCTAGATAAATCTCTGTAAACTTGTCACCAGTCGATAAAAGGTTTTTGTACCGAATAGTGTGAAATTTAATCATACGTAGCTGTGTTCATCCAATGCTTCAGTATATAACGAACGCATCAAATCTTCAAGTGGTTTTTTTTCACCTTGTATATCAAGTCCCTCGATGTACTTGGTAAGAATTGTCAATGTATCTTCTACATTTTCAAACTCACTATCATCCATTGTGTCCATGTGTTTATGGTCATCTACAACTTGTAAGTGTAGTGGGTTGACCTTAGATAGTTTATCTAACATCATATCAAAAAGATATGGATTCTCTTTGTTCACAACAATCAATTTAACAAATTTATTATCACATGAACTGACATCCATCTGTTGAATTTCTTCGAAAGTTTTATCTGTATCATCATAGAATACTTTCTCAAACATGGTCAACGGATTGTGAACTGGTAGAATTTCTAGGGTTTCTGTATCGAAAATGTGAAAATACTTCTCGTCTCCATAGTCAGACCACGTAAATTGCATCTGAGAACCAAGGTAACGGACGTTTCCTATTTGTGACTTGGTATGAAAGTGTCCACTCAAAACTGTCTCAAAACGTCTCAGAAACTCTCTAGAGAGACCTGAAGGACAGTTAAACCCAGGCATCATCAATGCACCTTCAATTTCGAAGTGTCCCATACAGATAGATGATGCAGCTGACGATAAGAAATCTATAGTATCTGCATAATTTTCGTTATTTATCCAGGGAACCAAAGCTATGGGAAATCCATCATATTCTTTAACAACTGCTTCAGATATTATATTAATAGTATTATGTTCGAACAATAAAAGTTCCGGTGAATTCACCTCATTTGTAGACTTGTAATACGTGTCATGGTTACCAATCACCAAGTCCATACTGATACCAAGTTCCAACATAGGTTTAATAAAGTGATTTTTGTTGGCAAACAGGGAATTGAAATTGATGTACTTACGTCTATCAAAGTAATCACCTAGATGAATGATGTGTTTGATATCATGTTCATCTAAGTACGGGAAGAAAATATCATTGTAGAAACGTGCCTGATAATTGGCCATTTCTATCATGTCATTTCGAACACCACAGTGCGTGTCGTTAAGTATCGCTATCTTCATAATTGTCTAAGTAATCGTCCAATAAACTTTCTTTCTTTTTTCTTTTCGGTTTTTTCGGTTCGTAGTTTACTGGATTCATATTTTCTTGCATCCACTCCACACTAGTATTCACATACTTGGGGTCATACTCACCATCGATTGTGTCAAACGAACTAAGGAGACCACTACTCTCTTCAATCATTTTTTGTTTAATGAACGATTGTTTTTTCTCACGTTGAATACGTCGAAGAAATGCATAGTAGCAAATCTGAGTGATATAGGCAAATGCATTCTTAGATTTTTCACTGTCGAAGTTACCAATATACTGGATACAATTTTCGATTGCATCAGATATCATCTCATCTCTGTAAGTATAGTTGACAAAATTAGGTCTCGTTGATAACCTTGTTGCAATTTTGTAAATACACTCACCGATGTAATTAGACATCATCGGTTTTTTACTACCTTTGGCAGCGGCCTCTTTATATGCATCTGCATATTCAGATACAGCCTCAGTGAATTCTTTGTTGTTTACGTAATGTTCTGGTTTAGGTTTGCTTGACATACATTTATTATACCCAAAATATTGGAAATTGCAAGATAAAAAAACTTTTTTTAAAAGTTACTTGACAGATTTAAGATTAGAATATAAACTAATTTTGTCCCACAGGGAATAGCTTATATCAATGGAGTTCAGTCGTAGGTAAATCATATTCCTTACCAACAATAGGAACTAAGTCATTAGTGAGCAACTCTTCCCAATTAGTTGCAGCTTTGTCATAAATTGAAACGAAACTTGAGTTGAGTGTACTCCTGTGTAGAATATCAGATTTATAGATATCTATTGCAATATCAGAAGATAGTGGAATGTATGGGAAAAATCCCAATTTAGTTTGGGTTATGTCGATTGGTACAAGTTGGAAACTCATTGGAAGTATAATCTTCACAGTTTCAGTAGATTCAATAGTCATGCCAACGATTTCATTACCAGAAACTAATTTTATGATTTCGTATTTTTTAGGGCTCACATCGTTCATAATTTAATTTGTGTTATCTCGTATTCGAAGTCCTCTTCGTTATAGATATTTATTCGTTCTCTCAGATGGTTTAATGTATAGTTGTTGGTACCCAAATCATCTGATATATCAAACAACCTTACACTAATTTTATTCTCAGACTTTCTCAACCCTCTACCAATCGACTGCAAGTTTCGTATCTTAGATTTAGATGGAGAGGCAAAAACAATATTATCAATTTTCTTTATATTGACCCCTGTAGAGAATGTACCATAAGACGCAAGAATAACATTGTCATCTTCTTCCTCCACAATACTTCGAACCAGTTCTCTGTCTTTCGTATCTGTACCACCAAAAACATAATGTAATTTATCACCCAGTCTTGTAGACATTTTTTCATGTAGAACCGCACCATGTTTTTCTACGTATTGAAATAATACAAGTGTGTTACCTTTTAAATTATATACAAGATTACAAATGAAATCATTTCTCTTTTCGTGTGAAACCAAATAGTCCATCTCTTCTTGATATGTCATCTTTTGTTGTTTTGAATGTTTGAGAATGATACATTTAATTTTCAGATTTGCAACAGTTCCTTGTTCCATAAGTTCTGATGTAGAAATTACTTTTTTAACAGGACCAAACAAACCTTCTAGTTGCAATCTGTGTACCTCTGTTCCATCAAGTGTTCCAGTTGTACCAATTCGATATGGGGTTTCAATCATTTTTTCCATAATACTTTTGAGTACATTTGCTTTAAACAGATGTGCTTCATCTCCAATCACAACATCAAAACTTTGTAAAACATCTTTGGGTGCTTTACTAAAGGATTGCCATGTAGTAATTGTAATAGGTGCATCAAATACTTCCTGTCCACTATAAATTTTACATATACGTTCTTTATATCCGTAGTCTTCAAAATCTTTAGTCATCTGTTCGACTAATGAAGTAGTTGGAACAATAATAACCGTTTTAGCACCATACCATCGGGTAATTAAGTAAATAATAAGAGATTTACCAGATGCAGTTGGGGACAACAGAAGTTTCCTACCATATTGTAATGCAGATGTAAATGCATCTATCTGATAGTCTCTTGGTTCAAAAGGTAAACCAACTTCAGAAACAAATTCTTTTACTTGTTTATCTGATAATTCTATTGGGTCACCTAAAATTTGTGGTACACCTTTTAGTATTAGTTCTCTTTCCTCACAAAATCTTTCTAGATATGGTATCAAACCAATATAAAGTTTGTTTGTTTTTAGATTGAATAAACGTATCTTACCATCCCAAAATTTATTTTTATAGGATGGCATAAATTTAGCATTAGGTACAGTGAACGAAAAGAATTCAAATAAATCTCTTCGTATGCCATCATCCGCACTAACAAACATAAAAACATCGTCGGATTTACCAACAACAACTTTAGACATACGGTGCCCCACCAAACCACATAACTAAAGAATTTCTAGTACCCCATTTAACGGGTTTGATTCTGTGGTGTGTGAGTGATGGAAAGATTACAATTGAACCTTTTGCTGTGGAAGAATACGGCATAGTCCATATTTGGTTGTTTACATCAAGCTTACCGTTTTCTGGTATCCTATCAAAAACCCTTTCCCATTCTACAAATTGAAAATCACCGCCTTCATATTCTGATGGGTCATTCAAAATTAAAGACGCACTTATTTTTCGAATGAATGGTGCACCATTACCATCAACATATGGGTATTGTGAAATAAACTGGTCATCTTGATGCCAAGTATAATGGTCGCCAAAATCTTTACACCCATAGTAAGTTGTATGTTGCCATTGTTCTGTTATATAAAATTCTAAAGTAGATTTCATAACCTCAGAAACAACTTGTTGAGTTTGTGTATAAATTTTAGTTACCATTTCTTCAGGTAAAGTTCCTGAGTCTAACCATCTTATTTCAGAACTTCTTATATTTGGGTCTGTTTGCCCCATCCCCCGTTCATCTGGATTTGGTGCGTCTGGGTCTATATAGAGTTCCTGTTTACCAGTAGAACCAGTTGATGGTGGTATAACTCTACAAAATTGGTTAATATAATCCGCCTCGTCTGAAGTCAAAAAATCCTTTATACAACAGACATTACCTTTATTCATAACAACATTCATATTATTGTCCTGCCATAAACTTACGCCACTCAATTGTGTTTTTAATTGTTTGGTGTCTCCATTTGATATTCTCGATACAACCTTTGAGATAATCTATGGTCGTTTCAATATAAAAGATTTTTGATTTCATTTGTTGGACATCGTTATCTGCATCTAAAAAAGTTTTGTAATCACCTTTCAAGATTTTCAATCCATCGAATGGGTCATCACCCCACCCAAGATGTTCAAGTGTATTCTGGTCAATCTTTCCTGTATACCAAAGCCACTTGTTTTTTTGCAGAGTTGACATTTTAAGATTGAGCGATTGAAGAGTTAACAATTTATCTGTTAACATGTCGGTATATTTTGCGTGGAGTTTTGGTACTTCTAATGATGAACGGTCGAGCTCAATATCATCTATCTCACAGTCTTTCGACCATTCATTCTTAATTTCATCAAGTGTCATAATATAAAAAAATCAATTATTCGAATTCGTAATATGCAAACCTAAATCGAGCATTACATGTGATTGTATCTGTTTCACCACCAGATTCAAATCCAACACCTTGTAAACTTGTTGGTATACAATCTCTAAACTTTATGTATTTAACTGGGATATTTTTGTTTGTTGTTATAACCAAAGTTATATCAGTAAATTGACCGAGAGGGTCCGTGTATCCAGTATATTTGTCCGGATTTCTGAAAGGAATGATTGTATCCATCCAATCATATATTTCTTTAAAATTTTCTAGGTCTTCATCAACCAAGAACGTGACTTCTAATTGTTCAAATTCAACTTTATCACCTGGGAAATATACATCAACACCAATTCCTGCCGGTTGAACAGCTTCTGTGAAAGTCATGCCAGGTAAATTAACAGACTTTACATAATATTCCACATTAGGAATTTTATCAATTAAGAGTCTAAAATTACCTCGATTGAGAATGGACTTGTTTATGTCTACCATATATCTATTTATGCAAACAAAAAAGGGTCCCGAAGGACCCTTTCTCGTACTCTCTAATAAGAGTGATGTTACATGATGTTTGTAACAGCAGCCTTACGATAGTATTGGTTTTGACCAGCAGTGATGTCACCAGCTGATTGACCAGCAGTTTGCAGAGCAACGAATGGGTTGACTGCCATACCATAACGGGTCTTGAAACCAATCTTAGGTTGGAAAGTATTTTCACCAACCGCACGTACCATCTGGAGAGGTACGTATGGGCAGTAGAACATACCAGCATCATAAGGATTTGAACCCTTATAACCAACCGTCAAATACTGTGAACCAGCATATGGGTCGATGTATACACGATGACGACCATTAAGAACACCAGCAAAGGTGTTACCAGTGTCATCTACACTTAAACCAGTGTTCAAAGCAGGAGTGTAATCCAACACACCAGCCATTGATAATGCTGAAGCAACATCAGAAGAACAAAGGATAAAGTTACCCTTACCGCGACGAGTGTCAATAGCAATTGCGTTTGACTCACGTTCGATTTGGAATAACAGACCCTTGAATTTTTCAACTGACCATCGACCGTTAGCGTCAACGTCTAGGTTGAAAGTACCGGGTGAAGCTGTACCAAGAGCACCTTGCTTAGCTTGAATATTCATTTCACGGATAACTTCACGGTTAATTTCCGCAAGAATTTCCGTAGAAAGAATGTTAGCAAGTTCAGCTTCTGCGTCAAGACCGTGGATAGCCTTAAGGTCTTGTGAAAGTTCGAGTGAGTACTCAGCTTTCAACGCACGTGACTTAGCAGTTACCGTGGAACGCTCAATACTGAACGCCATTTCACGGAAATCGTTAGTTCCAGGATTATCTCCAAGAGCTTCTGCGGTAGCAGTAGCCATACCAGTCGGTGTGTCATTCTCGTACCCAGGTGAAGCAAATGGGTCATCTTCTTGTGCAGCAAGAGGACCAGAGATAGGACCACTACCTGTAGAATAAGCAACATTTGCTTCATCATGCAGGGCTTCAGTCTTGCTAGCAATACCAGCTGTTCGGTAATCGTTATAACGTGCTTTCATTGCAAAGATAAGACCAGTTGGTCCAGTCATTGGTTGTACACCAATCATATCATATGCAATAAGGTTAGGCATAGCACGACGCACCAAAGAAATCAGAATTGGGTCCCAATTGTTGATGTGTGCACCAGTCGCATTCAGAGGGGCTTCCGCCAACATCTGACGCTCTTCACGAAGAGCATTTTCTTGGTTCTCAAGAATTACAGCAGTAACAGAACGCTTGTAATTATCGGTGATCGCAGGAAGATCAGCGTGTTCAAGGATCGGTTGCCACTTTTCTTGTAGGTTTTCTGACATAAACATTTAAGTTTGTCTCCTTATTTAACCTATCTTAAAATGGTTTTAGATTTGAAAGTGCAGAGAGGTAACGTTGCATATCTGGGTTAGTGACAACCGTAGAATTATCTTCTTCGAATTCCCCTGTCCCTTCTTCAACTACTGTTTCTTCTGCGATGGATTCACTCGATACTGTGAAATAAGCTTCCTTAATTTCAGTAATTTTTTCAGCATAGTCTTCTTCGTTTTTGAAGTCTACACCTTCAGCAAGTGAAACCAACTTTTCTCGTTGTGACTCAGTGAGATCAGAACATGCATCTCGCACAACATTTGCCCTTTTGAGGTCGGTCACTTCTTCCGACAAATCCATGTTTTTAGACACTTCAACGTCAAGTTTAGCTTCCATCTCGTCCAGACGGTTTGAGAGTTCATCCATAACATTATACTTCTCATCTGGAATGTCAACATAATGTTCAGTGAACAATGTCTTCAAACCAGTGATGAAGTTTTCTGTCATCTCAGAACGCAAACCTCGTTCAATTGCAAGTTCGTTTTCTTTCGTCCACTCTTCTGCACAATAGGTCAAGTACTTATCAACTGCTTCTGCAAGCTCTTCGTGAATTTCCTTAACAGAGGTTTCTAATTTTTCTTCGAATTGGGTTTCCAACTCTTCTTTAATGTGATTAACTTTAGAAGTTACAGCAGCCTTGAAAATAGTGTGGGCTTTTTCTGTGTTTTCTTCTGAAAGTTCAAGAGATTCTGCAATGGCTCGGATATCTTCATCGATATCAACTTCTTCCATCTTCTGCATCGCCTTAGGTTCAGCAGCTTTCTTGGGTTCGGCCTTCTTCTTCTCAGAATCGTTTGCACTCATTGCATCTTCGGCATCGTCTTCAACAGACTCTTCGACTTCTTCCTCATCATCTTCGGAATCGTCTTCATCGTCCATTTCTTTCATTTTCTTCTTGCCGTAACCTTCTTCCATCTCATCTTCATCCTCATCATCTTCTTCTTTGGATTCAGATTTTGCTTTAGGTTCGGCTGCCTTACCTTTAGGACCCTTACCGGAATCTTTGTCATCAACACCATCACCATCTTTGTCATGGTCCATGTCTTGTGACTCTTCCATTTCTTCTTCATCGTCCTCGTCTGAGTGCTTGACTTTTTCGTGGATTTCTGAAACTTGGTCTCGGTCCATGTCTTTCATGGACTCTACGATTGAACGAGCAAGTTCAGCCTTTGTTAAAGATGTATCTACTTCTTCTTCATTGATGGAAGAAAAAACTGAACGGAGTGCATCTTTATCCATAGACTTCATTTCACTTACAACAAGTTTAATGAGTTCCAACTTAGAAATTTCAGTGCTCTCAGAAACAGCTTCTTGCTCATTAGCTTTGTTATCTAACTCTGCCATTTTAAATCTCCTGCTACGAGTATTTGTCTGTCTTTTATTTATATCTTAAAGATTTTCAACGAATTGTTTCCAAAGAGTTAACTTAGTCTCTTCCAATTCGACCCTTTTTGATTCACGAAGTTGTGCTCTCATCTGCTCAAGTTCAACAGCTTTGAGTGCACCATTTTCGTAGAACCATTCTACCCCTTCATAAATCCCTTCAACGAATGCTTCAGGGGCAGAGGGATCTGCAACGATGTCAGCAGCAGTAGCAAGTTTGAAATCATCCTTAACGTACTGTGCTCCACCTTTCTCTTCAATTGAACCGAGTCCTCTTGAAGAAACTCCTAACTTGGCACCATCATCAATTAACGCTCTGACAATATTACCATTAGGTGTACTTAAAATCTTAGCACGTCCAACAAAATTATCACCATCTTCTTCTAAAGATGTGATGATATGTGATACACGGTCTAAGTTAATTGTTGGTCCATCTGGGTGACCAAGTTCTCCAAAAGCTCGGCCGGGTGCAACAAACTCTTTGTTATACCTTGCAACCTCTTCTGCCATGACTTCTTTTGGATAAATGCGGCCGTTACGATTTTTGATATTCGACTGCATAAAGACACCTTCAATAAAGTAGTCTTTCTTGCCTGATTCATCAATCGCCTCAACTAGGCTAGTCAATGAACTATCGTTAAACTCTGATATTAATTTCATCGATAACTTCCTTAATGTTTATGCCTTCTGATTCCATTTGACCAAGAACACCTTTTGTATCCTTGACTTCTTTCTCTGCTTGTTTTAGAGACTTGAAGTCACCCAATTTAGAATCATTCAAATATACATGAAACTTCTTTCCATTCATAGAACTGGTAAAAGAAATGATGACCTTCTCACCACCAATTTTTGATGTCTCACGTTTTACAAATTCGTGACCTTTAGGTAATTTAAATTTGGATTCGATGAGTTCCTTGGAAATTTGTGAAAAAGTTTTCATTTATTTTTTATTAGTCCAATCCAAAGACATCTCAATTCTTTTCATGTCAACAGCATCAGCCGCTGATTTAGTCAAACCTGCATTGATGGACTCTCGTGCTGCGTCCATTTTACCGTCTGTGATTCTTTTGACGATTTCTTGTGCGATTTCACTACTCATAATATTTTTCCTTTGGTTTAGAGATTATTTATATATTTTTATATCTACCATTGATAATAGACGTTTTTGATGACGAATCTTTCCACGGTGCCCAGAGTCGATTCATATAATCAATCAAGTCATAACCAGGTTGATTTATGTAAAATTTACTATCAGAGGTATCATATGAAAGAAGACTCAAGTCTGGGGTATTGAAATATGTTTCGAACATCTGGCAATCAAATGATGCCGCACCCCATTTGTCTTCGGTAAACATATCAATATTAGTTCTAACATCTTGGGCCCAAGATTCGGGTGAAGTTATAAAATCAAAACAAAATGTCATGGTATTGTTGGCATAACATTTACGTGAAAGAGCTGTTCCAACTCCATCAGGTGGGCAAAGTGTATCTTCCCCACCATACAAGTTTTCACGATTTATTGTGACAAATCCTGCGGATACCAATCTATCTCTATGAGACTGCATATATGAAACCGTATCGGCAGCTGATGCATCATCTCGTATATTTCTCTGAGGAAAACCAGGAAGAGATGCAAAATTATATCTGTACCAAAATCTACCGATATTAAAATCTATTCCACAAAAACTTCTACGCCATGGGAACAATAAACCAGCAAATAAAGTTTCGATTGCCTCACCTCTCCAATCTGGGTGTATGGCTCGTGCAAGGCCCCTACACTCCCATCTGTCAACATATGAATCTTCGTGAATCTTTAGTCTCCAATCGGCAAAAGCAATAGGGGGCCTCACAGCTACATCATAATTTGCAAGTTGGTTTCCTAAATTAACCCTATGTTGGTCAACATATGTTAGTTCGTAAGATTGAAATAGGGCATCGGTACCATTGATATTATAAATTATTACAGGTTCATATGAATTATATCCAGGATAAACCTCAAATTCCGAAGGTGGGCATGTTCCATCACCATCAATATATCTATCAATGAATCTCTGACTTTTTGCACACTGTGATTCAATCTCACTATCATCATTAGTGTCTCTTGTAAACCGACCAGTCATACCATACAATAAATCCACATCATCATTGCCTGCAATTCTGTAGGATACGTTTTCACCCATATTGTAATACGCACTACTCATTTTTGTTTATATCCTCGCTATATATTGTGTTTTCTTAAGATTATCGGAAAGCTTCCTACCAGTTGAACCAGAAGAAGTATGTGCAGAAAGGGGTTCATCCCAGACTTGATCTGCAATAGCTGCAATGTCTGATTCAGTGATTGCAACTGAAGCAGCCTCTATGGTAATCAAGTCTACAATATTAGAACGCACAAGAGAAACGGAAACCCCCTCAGCAAAGTAGAATGGGGTTTCACCAGCTTCTCTAGTATATAGGTTGCCTTCAATAGTCAGTGTATAACTAGACTTAGATGCAAATGGTTGTATTCTCCAACCATTTTCTAAGAAGTACGTTGTGCCCAAATCTTGTGTATCGGTAATCGGGTCACCACCCACAGCAGTAAATGCTTTAGCCCAAACTCTAGGTTCGGGTGTCTCTTGTGCAGCAACATTCCATTCTTTCCAAGCGGAATACAAATCCACCTTTACGTCTAACGTTGTCACTCCTTCATTAACAAATATTGTTCTTGTTGGTCCATCGAATGCAACCTTTTGATTTGGAAATCCGCCCTCATCAGCAGGAAGCCAATTCCACCAAGAACCGTAGTTGAAATGGATAGAAGGCATTTTACTGAACGATCTCTTTCCAAGCAATACTAAACATCACTCGTGGATCTGAGAAGGTCTTGATTTGCTCGTGTCCAAAGAAAGTAAATGTAAGACGTGATCCTACGAACCCATGAATAACCCCGCCACTACCATATGTGAAAGCAGTAGTGTCTATTGGTTGAGTCAAATTTCTATCAGCATAGAGATATGCCTTAGTCAAACTAACGATCTTGATAAAACACGTTCTTGGGAATGGATTAGTCCCTGTACCAGATACACCATGTAAATGTAATGCACCGTCTGCTACATTTATATTCAATGGGAACGTAGCAGTTTCTGGTTCACGTAAAACCCATCGGTCTGATATCTGAGGTCTATTACCAGCATCAGCAGGATCAATAGTAACAACTGCTGGTCTGGTCATTGTGAATGTTTCTGTTCCAGCAAAAGTGCCTGTGGTTGCCTGAGACAATGTTACTTCTGTGCCACTCACTACCTTTTTAATAACAGTGTCAGCATCAATATTTGGTCCTGTGATTGCCGCACCTTCAATTAGTTTAGTGTGTGTTACACTAGTGGCAGTCGGTAGTGCAGTATTCTGAATGTTTTTACTCAGTGTAATTACGTTTCCAACGACTGCTAATACGGTAGTGCCATCGGCAGTGTATGGAGTGCCATCCCCATCAACTGCAATGATGCCACCGCCTACAACAACACCAGCAGCATTGGTTACATTAAGTTCGGTTCCATATGACGCTAATTCACCATCAGTTGTTAAAGTAATATCTTGATCGTCTAGTAATAGTGTAGTGCTGTTACCAACTGCGTCAACTGCCGCACCCACTCCTGCTGTTGCAATATTGTTTTGAATATCAGTAACAACATGTTCAGCAATACCACCATCATCTGGAGAATTTTTATATGAACCATATTGCAAATTGATGTAACGATCAGTTAAAATATCTGTGAATTGACCATTAAACATATCTTCGAATTCGATTTTTTTTGTATTGCCGGGTTTATTGGTGTCCTCAAAACAAGTGCCAGCAGTAGAAACTTCGAAGTTTGTGCCGGGGATTTTTGTGAATTCGTGCCCAGAGTGAACACTGTTAACGCCTACTCTAAAATGAACAATTGCGTTACGACTTGCTCCGCTTCCTGTATCAACTGAAGCATCGTTATCATAAGCGTATGCGGTGATCTTAGTAGGAATAAAAATACTATGATCAACAGATGTGCCATCGCCTAATAATTCTGATGGTGATAAAGTGAACAAAGGTCTAAATCCAACTCCGTCTACGGGCAAGTGACCAGTGGTGTAAACCTTTGGTCTACCCAAACTTTGCAAATTGATATCGACTTCAGTCCACACCGATCCACTATAAGATCTTAAATAAACAAAATTAGAATCAGAAGGTCTTGTCTCTGTAAGTCCGAGTCGAACTAACCCAGCAGGTAAATTGCCATAATCACCTCCAGTACCACTTCCGTCACCGTATACAGCATGATTTTGCATTTCTGAATCACTTAAATAGTTATTAAAATGACACACAGGAAGTGATGCAGTCTGACTCATTGGTTCTGTATATGCGTTACCGTGATAGTATTCGTGAATAACTACTCTTCGACCCTGATAAAAGGTGCCAAATCGAATACGACCCGCACCATGCCATTGCACATCAATCCAGTAAATATTGTCTTTTGTTAGATCTAAATCCAACTGACTTTTATTTGACGACCCAAGACTACCGTTTACTAAATCACCATTGAAGTTAGGAAATCCGTCAGCAGTATTTGATGAAGCAAGAATATAATCTTTCTTTGATCCAGAAATTGAAGACCTACGAACAAGATACAATACGCCCGTAGGACCAACTGTAAACATGAAACCGTTTTGAGCATCAAAGATTCCAAATGATCTTTCGCAACCACTGTTACCGTGATTTGTGTTGCTCAAAGGACCTGCCGCCAGAGAATCAATTAACATCGTCCCCATAAACAAATGCGAAGAGCCCGGAATATAGTGATGATATGTATTAGATGTTGCCGCAGCAAAGTCTTGTTCGGTTTTAACTTTTACTTCAATGTATTTGCCTACATTATCGTGTTCAATGGCAGCCGTCCGAATGGATCTTGCTCCTCTGTTTAGATAAGTGAGAGAATAGTTTTCGTATAGTTCGTCGGGTGATGAATAAACATATTCGCCTAAGTGGGTTGCTCCTGACGTTCTAAGTTTACCAAACGCATCTAACTGAGGTGCCCCTTCATCAAAGGTAATTTGTGCGGAGCCGTATGCATCGACATCGAGACCATAATCTGGATTGTCATAACCCATAATGTTTTGTGCTGGAATATAAACATCGTATGCTTCAACGACTGTACCTACGTTGGTTACACCGTCCGGTGCTGTTATTATTTTACCGACAGCAGGAACTGTATTTTCAAACTTTGCTGTTTTGTTGTAGTGTACTGCTAAAATACCAGTTCCATCGCCTTTGTCATATACACCGTGAATGTGAATCATACCGAAATCGGCAACGGTATACATTGATCCAATCTTCCAAGTATGACCAGTGAAAGTACCACCTGCGGTAAATGATATTTCCGCAGAATGTATCATATACACACGGTCTCCCGTACTCTCCGGTGGTATTCTCGTATATCGTTTTTCGCCTGCCATTTAAGTATCCTGAAATCTTTTAGTTAATATCTCTATTTATACTTCGAAAGAACCGTCATAGTTTCTATCGAGTGCCTG